GATTTTTTAAGTTTATGACATTTTTGGTTTCTTAAAATTGAAAATGGAGTTACCATCCATTCATTTCCACAAGTACATTTATGTAAAATTTTAACTTTTCCTCCATTATATTTTTCTAAAGGAATTATTTTAATATTTTTTTGTTTTAATTCAGCTAAATATTTTTCATTGGATTTTTTAACTTTCATAAAATTTTCATAAATGCTTGTTTATAAATGTATTCAACATTTTTAGTTTTTGCATTTACACTCATATCCCAAATTTTACTATTAATTTCTAATGTTTTATCATCCGTGTTATATGTCCAGTCGGGAGCTAAATAAGGAATTATATCCTTATGAACACTTGCAAAAACAATATTAGTTAAGTTATTACTTCTTATGTACTTTTGTACACTATTAGCTAATGATAAAGCTGTTCCCCGATCAATAACAGATGTAAATTCATCAGCTATCATACCAGATTTCAAATTTCTTGCTAAGTTTACACGATATTTCTGTCCAGTACTTAAGATAGAATATGGAACAAGCCACTGAGGAATTGAATTAAATCCGGCTCCCATTAACTTATTTGTAGCTTCTGCATAATTATTAAAATGGCTACATACAGCTGAATTTTTATCCCATTTAACTTCAGTTTCAGTTCCAAATTTATTTAATAATAAACTTTTTCCACTCCCAGATGTTCCAATTATTAGTCCAATACCAAAATTTTCCGGTAAATCTTTAATGATACTATGTTCTTCAAAAATGTATTCATCTTTGAATTCATAAGTAAAATCCTCACATACTTGGTCTACAATGTCATCTCTAACTAGTTTTGTTTTTAGCATTTTTAATTTCCTCTTTCTTTTTAGCTTTCATTTCTTTTCTCTCGGCAGCTGATAATGCTTTCCGTTTATTTTTCATAAAAAGCTTTTTATGTTCAGCTTTACTTTTAATATGACCTTCAAATTCTTTAGTTAATTCAATAATAGGTGTATCTGGAATTGGAATACTTTTTGGAGTAGCATTATATTCTGCTAATTTAGTTTTATAGGCAGCTGATTCTAATCCTTGTTCTTTTTTAATATCAGCTAATTCATTCTTTAGTTTCCTAATTAAAATTGGATTATATAATAATTCATATTCTGCCCACCCGATGAAGTTATATCTATACATACTTACACCATCTCTTAAATTTTTAATAGTTGAACTTTTATCTAATTCATTTTTATTAAATTCTTTAAGATTATTAGCAGAAGGTGTCCAGTATTTACTAGCACCCATAAATTCACCTAATCTAGGATGAAAGGTAGATAAAAACATTTTATCTATGTTATTATCTTTATAAAATTTACCAATTGAATTAATGATTTTACTTCCAAATCCTAATCCTTGATATTCAGGTAACACAACAATGCGTGTAAATCTACGCGCTTTAATGTTTTTAGCTATCTGAAATAATATACCACAACAACCTATTAATATTTCCTTTTCGTTTTTTATCCAATAAAATGTATAAAATACTGAAGAACTTGGTAAAGATCCGTTCATATAGTGGTGCTCGGCAAATTTGCTCCAGAGGTGTTTTTCACCTTCTTTAACAATAATATCAAGTTGAGGTTTGTTAAAAGTTGTTGATGTTATTTTCATTTAATTCCTAAGCATAAGTAAATAGAGCATATCTGGTGTAATTACTTTCATCATCCGTAATATCAACACAACCAGTAACATTTTCTGTATTCATTGGGTTTTTAGGAGATAAATTATATTCTTTTTGAGTTTCAAAATCTTGGTGTTCAGAAAGATAATAAACTACTGAAATTAATTTATTTTCTGTATCAATTTTAGTGTATCTAAATGGAGTTTCCATATAAGTTTTAATGTCTAGTGTTCCGGTAAGAGTTTTCATTTATATCCTTCATTTGTTTATATAGTATATTATAACATAATTACATTAAAACTTCCTTAAACTAAAATTCACTTTGGTTATTTAATGAACGTTGTAATTCAAATTCTTCATCTTCATCAAAAGTATTATTTAGTTTTTCCAAAATATCATACCTATTAAGTTCTGTATCTTCATTTCCATCAGAAAATCCACCGATGTCAAGCATACTATAGTATTCATCAGTTTTTAACCCTTCAACACCGTCTTCTAAATCTATATGTAAAGCATTTAGGAATAATTCACGGTCATCAAAGGCTTTAATGTGCATAAAGGGCGCAAAACATATAGCTAAACTCATTATCATATCATCGTGATATCCTTCTTCTGCCTTAAACTTTTCAGATACATTATCACTTTTAATGAAGTTAAAAAATTCATCAATTGTATTTTTATCAATTATATTAAGCTTTCCTTCTTCAATAAAAATTTTCATCATATTTAGTATTAAAGGTCTTGTTTTCTTGGTTGTTCTAAACCCAAAATATTTTTTATAACCTTTATCATTACTATCTCTATCTCGGTACATATTTTCATATTGATAAGAAAAATATAAACTATCTGCAATAGATTGTCCAGCTCCTTCATTATTTTCAATAACAATAAAAGCTGTATTATAATATAATCCTAATGTTTCTAAATGTTCCGGCATAATTAAATAATCCACATCTAATTTAGCTGATGCCACTTGCTTAAATGGAAATGTAGTAATGTCTAAAACTTGAATACTAAAACTATCAATTCCATCTTTAGCAGGATCAACTCCCACTAAATAGTTATGACCTTTTATAACCTCTCCATAAATTTTAACACCACTGAATATTTTATCTAAACTTTTTGGTTCTTCAGGAGCCATAAGTTTTAATGCTTCTGTAGAGATTAAGGTAGTTGCTGACCCGAGAAACGCACAATTATGACTTAAAATGTCATTAGTATAATAAATTGAGCCATTAACATCAGTTAAATCATATACATTTATTTTACCAATATTTTTAATTTTTATAATTTTATATCCGCTTAAGTAGTTTCCTACTTTGAGGTCTTTTGCAAGTATTTCTTTACCTTTTTCAATAAATTTATGATTTAATGAAGCTTTAATATATTTTGATTGCTCAAACATAATATTAATGGCTTCTTTTTTAATTTTTCTTATACCATAAGCCTCTTTATATCCGTCTGGGGTTTTAACCTTTATTGGAGATTTAAAAATTTTAAACATTTTTCCACTTCTCCACGACTAAATTTTTATAATCTTTTTCATTAATTCTTAAAACCTTGTATCCTCTTTTAATTAATATTTTGTCTCGAATTTCATCATATTCTTTGTTTTGATGCCAATAGCTACCATCAAATTCTATGACTTTATCATAAAATTTAAAATCAACAAACATTGTAACTTTACTTTCTCCAATAAGCTTTTTCTCTTTTTTATTAAAGTTTATTCTATGTTCTCCATATCCATTAGTAGCATATTGTAATTTTCCTTTTTTAGCTTCCGGTAAACTAATATGGTAATTAATTGACTTAAATAATTTTTGTGATATCTTTGAGTACATAGCTGTTTTTCTATTATTCATAATTTTTTTATAAGATTCATTATATTTTATGGTACCACTTTTTGGCCCATATTTATCAATATACCATTTTAAAGATCTTTGGCCTTTTGAGTTTTTTATTTTAGAGTCATAATTCATTATAAATCCTTTTATTGGGCCATTTTTTATCATTAAGTGTAATTTAGAAGTATTTTTATAAAATATCTTACTACAACAACTATTTGAATTTTCAAACTTAGAATTTTTATTATTCCAATTACTACTATTTCCACAAAAACATTTAGGTAATTGTTCTTTAATGGCTACTAATTTAGAAAAAAATGAAGATTTATAATCACTTGTATAATAATTAATGTGTTTAAATATGATAGGATACTTTTTATAAAATGTCCTATTTTTTCTAGAGTCTCTAAAATCAAGAATATTAATTTCTTTTAAAATTAGTTGAATTTCATTAAAGGACAATATTGGATCTTTAATAATTTCATTAGCTTCTTTATGTCCATTTGAAATAGTAATTTTTTGTTCATTAGATATTATTGTTTTATATTTTGAGTTTTTTCTTCCACAAGAATTACATCTAGGAGCCTTATTAATTGTTTTTTCTTTATTACAATCAACACAAAATTGTTTTTTATATGTAAATGTCTTTTTCAAATAGTTCCTCCATAGAAACATCATTATACTGTAAAGTATTTATAATAGTATCCCCACCAACACACTCTTCTGTTTGAGCAAAATATTGTTTACCATTTTTTGCTATTGTTTGTTTTTTATAAACAGCTGGATCTAATTTTACACCTTTTTTTGAAAAATGCGGTACTTCAAGCCAACTTGCCTCAACTAATCTATTTCCTGATTTAGACTTATAATTATTATAGATAATTTCTATACTACCATCTGAATTTTCAATAATGTCTTTTATATCATTAATACTATCAATGTATAATTCTTTTTGATTAATTGACATCTTTATGCTCCCACTGAATTTGAGCTTGTTTTTTTCTACGATTTTTAACTTTTGCAAACTCGATTAATAATTCTGTTTTAGAATATTCAATTCCATTACCACCCACTTTAAGCTTTTCATCTTCTTCCATATTTAAGGTTAAGTCTTCTGATGTTTGTTGTTTTGCTGCTTCAACCATACTAAAAAAGTGGTTCATTCCATTTGCAGTTGAAGTATTAATAACTTGTTTAAAAATTAAACTATTCATCGTAGGTATAACCGCATCAATGAAGTCATCCCATAAATTACGCTTGATATAAGCAGCCTCATCTGTATATACTACGTTACAGTTATGAGATTCTACATCATTACCTGTATATGTATGTCCTTCAACTTCCAAAATATCAAAAAAATCATTTTCTTCATTAACTTTTAGAATAGCAATTACTACTTTTCCATCTATTTTTTGACCAATTTTTATATTTTTAGCTTGTCTAAATATTTTTCCAGATGAATTTTTACCACATAAAAATCTGTGAGAATAAGTTGTTTCAACTTCTTTATTAGCATCAAAAATAAATTTTAAAGATTTATTATCTTGTATTTTTGATATTCCGTGGAAAGGCATATATCCAGCTTTAGTTTTTATAAGGTATTTATCTGATTTAATTATTTCCATAAAAATCCTTTTTAAAAGTAATGTTTTCTAATAATTTTAAATTTTTAAAAACACCTTTAGTTATATATTTCTTTTTAGTTAAAGATTGTCTTAAAACCAAATGGCTTCCATTTAAATTTTCACAAAAATCTAATAACTTTCCTTTTGGAATAAATGTTATTTTTTTTGTTATTTTATTAACAACAAAGAAAATTTTACTTGCAGGATTTAGTCCTTTTTTATTTTTTTTGGAGTTCTTTAAAGCAAGAGATATATTATCTTTTACAATTTTAATGTTTCCTTTAAAATTTTTTTTATGTCTACCATTTTTTTCATTGGAAATTAAATAACCCTTTTTATACATTCCATTATTTTTTCCTACTCCAGAATTATTAAGTTTTCTAGTTACTGAAGCCTTTTTAATAGTTTTAGGGTCTCTAGATACACCTTTTTTTAATAATGATAATTTATTTTTATGGCTTTGAGAAACAGAAGATCCACAAGTTCCATTTCCACCTTTAGTCATATTATAACCTTTTCCAAAACTTGAAAAGAAAGATATATAATATTTTTCAGTAATGTTAGCTTCTATTAATGTATCAACACTAGCTAATATTTCACAAGTAAATGATTTTTCTCCATATTTAAAAATAGCTTTAGAGAATACACTTTTTCCATATTTATGTTGATTAAATCTTTGTTTCATTTTTTGTTTAGTTTGTCCTATGTATATTTTTCCATTAATAGAATTAGTAAACTTATAAATTTTATGAACTTTATGAACTTTATGACTTTCATTTGATTTAATTATTTCCATAAAAATCCTTTAGTAATTGTTCTTTTGATATTGAACATTTTTTATGTTTTTTAGCGTTTTCTAAAGCTTCAATCATTTCCAAATTACATATACTACCTATAATAAAAGGTGGAATATTATCAATAAATCCCACTGATATGCTAAATTTGTGGTCTAATTGAAATGACCCCTCATAATATTTCCGGCCCCTTTTTTCTATGTTTGGTAAATTGGATACATTTACATTTCTAGTTATGTTTCTACATTTTGTAGAATAATCAATAAATTCATTTCTATAAACTGAATGAAATCTTTTTTTATGAACCTGATTATAAAACATTTTAAATCCATCTTTATGAGAAAATAAAGCTGTTTCTTTTTTACAACCACATTTACATAAAGGTATTTCTTTTACATCATTCATAAAACAATATATATTTTTTTGAATCTCTTTTTGTGAACCTTTTTTAGCTACTAATGGAATACTTCCATATACTTCAGCTAATTTTCTATTTTGTAAATTTATATTATTTTCATTTAATGAATTTATGTATAGTTTTAATTCTTTATTAGTTAAGCTTGATGTTTTAATCTCTTTAACACTATTTAAACTTAATCTTTGACATTTCCAAGAACAAAATTGTTTATAACTTTGGTTTTGAAATTTTAATTCTTTTCCACAATTACATTTTGGATTTTCTTTTAATTCATTCTTTATGCAATAAAACGCCTCTTGAATGTTTTTTACTTCAAAAGAAATTTTACTTGTTAATAATTTAATATTATTTTTATAAAATTCTGAATTATTTGTCCATCTATCAGATATATTCAGTTTAAATTTTAATAACTCATCATAAGAAAAATTATAGAACATAGCTTTATCTGTATTTGTTAAATTATTATAGTAAAAATCCCTTAAAACATTTATGGGTGTATTTTTAACAAATTTATTTTCGGAAGCTTTAACCATTTTATCATATTCTTCAAAAGTTTCTTCTTTAAATCCTCCAGCAAAATGAATAGAATTTTTTAAGTCACTACATTTTTTACATCCAGCCCCATTTAATAATAATGAAGCTGTTTTAATATCTTTATGTCCTCTTGAACAAGTATAAGATATTTTAGATCGTTGATTTTTATATTCACTTTGAAATGTATAATTTTTAAGATTATTAAAATTTATAACTTTTTTAATGAATTCTTTATGCGTTAATTTCTTCATCTCTTTCCTTTTGAAGTCTTAGAAAAAAATCACCTATAGTAATTTCTTCTTTTAATCCTGTTTCTTTATTCATTATATTTATAATAGTATTAAAACGGAAACAAGTATACCCCCGAAAAGAATCAGAAGACGGGGAATCTGTCATAATTCTTGTCTGATTTTCATATTCAATTTCTGATTTATTCCAAACAACCATACCTGGCATCATCCAAATAGGTAACTCACTGAATATTTTTTTAATTTTATCTAAAACTTCACGTGCTGTTTTAGGTTTATTGGCAATAATTCCAATCATAATACTTTGAGGATGAAATATGCTTAACCACAGTAGGTATGTAGCTGCGGTTACAGTATTATGGCTTAAAATATCATTAGTGTAGTAAAGATTATCACCATCAACACTTAAATCATACATATTTACATTTTTATTTAAATTATTAACACTTATTACTTTTGAAATTCCATTTTTGGTTTTTATTAATTTATTAAGACTATCTTTAGCAAATATTTCATTAAAATCTTTATCTATAATAATGTGGTCATCTGCACACTTTAATTTTGTACCATCCTCAAGTTTAATTTCATATAATTTATATTTAATGGTTTTATTTGTTTTGGTTATATTTCTCCAACCATCATGACTTTTAACTTCCCATTCATTTACATTAAATTGTTCTGTAAATTTTCTTGTTATTTGATCTGATTTTTTCATAGTTTATACTTCTTTTTAATTTCATCTTCCAATACTGCTAGAGATGGATCGTCTAAATTAAGTATATCTTTGTAGAAACATTCATAGCTACTAAATTTAGGATAATTTACCTTTATCCTAAATTCCTTATGTAATCTAAGTATGGATTGCTCCTTAATAAATAGATCCGTAAATTTTCCATCAATCACCTTTAACACTTCCATTTCCAAATTGTTATTTTGCTTAAAAACACTAGCACTACCAAATCTGCTAAGGATATCATTAGATGTTATGCCTACCTTCCAGAACTCCTCTATATCATTAAAAAAACGAATATAATATAAAATGGCATTTTTATTATTCCATTTCTCTGGATTATTCCTAATTCGCTGAACACCCCAACCACTGTTTAAACCTGAGCCTTTAGCTTTATTAATTCTATTAATCTCTTCTTTGGGTTTAGCTTTTAGAGTATCTTGCCATTTTTGTTGTCTATCATTGAATACATCTATGCCATCAACCTCACCGAATTTTTCAATACATTTTTTTAAACTAAATGTACTCTGTCTTTCAGATAACAACTTCTTGGCTTCATCTTCTGAATATCCTTGATTTGTATAATATACCATAGTACAGTCATTATTACCATTTTCTTTATTTGAAGTTGAGATTTTATTATGAACTTGTTTTATTAGTTCTGTTTTCTCTTTATCACTCAACCCATCATATTTTATGAAATTTTTAGAACCGCTTGAAAACTTTCCTTGATGATTAAATCCGGGGTTATCTTTACCTTTTTTAAATCCCACGGTTCTTTGCCTAATACCTTCTGTTATTCCATATCTAACCACTGAGCCGAGAAGACCATTACTTCTCATAACATTTAATATATACCTATTTCGTTCGAGAAATTTAGTTTCAATATCCGAGTTTATAAACTTTGCCAGATTGTTTATCTTCATATATTCGCCTTTATTTAAGCCAGATAGACACTTTTTTAGTTCTCTAAACTGGTTTAATGTTGGTTGTTGTGTTAAATTTGATATAAATGCTTTTTGGTTAAATAGCCACTTTAAATCTTTATGTTTATAAGACTTTCCTTTTTTATCAAGCTTTTGTTTTAAATCAAGTATATTGACTTCTTTAATTAATATTGTAGTATTATTGTAATCTATATAGTTAATATGTAAATAATCTATATATGGAGTCTTTGATATTCTTATATATTCTGTTCCATAGTGAAGTCTTCTGTTTTTCATTTATCATTTCATGAAAATCCCCTAATGTAATTTCCATTACTTCTCCTGTTTTCTTATTTCTTATATTTATAATAGTTGAGAAGTGAGAACATTTTCCACTCTGTCGTGGATATAATATCACAACATCTTCTAATGATAGTAATTCATCTTCTAAGTTTTCTTGATAAAAGCGGGGTTCTGGTCTAGCAAGACCTGTTTTTGTAGTAATGAAACAGTAATAACTTCTAAAATATTTGAAGTCATCTGTACATTTTTCTTTTTCTAAATCGTGTAAGATATTTTCAGCTAATTCTGTCTTAGCTTTTTTTAATGTTCTAATTCCATTATAAGATATTTTATTTCCATAACGGTCTTCAAAATATCCATTAGCATTTTTACCAGGGGTAAGAAGTCTTATTAATCCATCGTGCTCTTTATGAGACCAATCTTTTGTTTTTTTAACAAATTGAATAAATGAGACATTTGTAAGAAGCTCAGGTAGTAGTTCCAAGAGTAGATCGTGGTCCATTTTGGCAAACTGTACGAGAAGCTTACGGTAATTATTATTTAGTTTAGTATCTTTTTCCATACATTATTTATAAATTTTTTAAGTATTAATTAAGAATTCTTTTACCCAAATTAAATCTTCTAAAGGTAACCAACCATTCCTTAAATTAAATATAACTTTTTTAATACTGGCCTTATAATTTTTTTGAATTTTATATACTGAAAATCCATCTTCTAAGTAGGTTTTATTATCTTTATTTTTACAGTAACCATATTTTTACTTGGATGAAATATATTCACTTCATCCACCATACCAAATTCACCAATGAAAAAGCGATCCTCTATTTTATTATATAACCTTAATTGTCCTTTAGATAAACCATCACCACCTTCAGTCATATTATAACCATTATTAAACGTATCATAATATTTTATCCAATATATTTCTTTAATATTCATTTGAATATCAATTAAATTTGATTCTAAAATAATTATTTCAAAATTATCAATTTTATATTTTTTACAAGCATCATAAAATTTACTCTTAGTACCATTTTTAATTTTCTTTTTATGAGACTTTAATCTTTTATTAAAATCTGTAGCTTTTCCAATATAAGAGTTACCTGATGGAGATTTAAACATATAAATACAATTTTTCATTTTAGTACTTTAAAGTATTTATAAAAAATGATGGATATAAACTCTATGAGCGATATCCATCACCAAAAGTCTGGCATCCCATTAAACTATAAATTCTTTTTAAAGGGTGTTTACACTCTTCACAAAATTCTTCTTTAGAACTATCAGCCATAGGCTTGGTAATTTCTATTTCTTCGTTACATTTTTCACATTTATATTTATATGTTGCCATTATTATTCCTTATATCTTTATTATATGTCTCTGTATAACCAGAGAATAATATCATATCATTTCTATTTATTAAACTATTAATATTTTCTTTTTTAATAGTAAACTCCATTTTTTAAACTAAAATATCCTTGAGATATTTCATTATGTTTTGGACAAATATATTTAATTTTAGTACTTGAATCTATAAATTTAGAGTCTGTGAAATTATAATTAGGATGAATTTTTTTTAATATTTCTATTCTATCTATTTTTTCTTGTGAGGAAAGTTTACTCATATTATTCTCTTATTTTTAATTTAATAGTGAATTGTCGGATTCAGATTATAAATGTAGAAGGAATCCGACTAGAGCTTCTACATTTATAATATCTCTTATGCTCTATTTATAAATAGATTATAACAAGTTAGTTTTAAACTAATATAAAAGAAATACAATGAGTATTAAAGCATTATTTGAGTCAAAAGAAATATTAGAAGAGGGTGTAACATTAAAAGGCACTGAAAAAAAATTATATAAACTTCAAGATATGCTTGATAAATTGGATATGGCTAGTCTTCAAGAAAAAGTTTTTGAACTTCAAGAAAAAACAGGTGAACCTTATACGCAAGTTGAAGCTGGTGTTGATGAATTATGGAAAGCTGTAGATACATTTAATGTAGCTGTTGAAAGTCTTAAAACTACACTAAGAAAAGGTATAACTAAATAATATTTACATATTTAGTTAGAATCTTCTTTTCTTCTTAAATGTTGAATAATCGTTAAAGATTACTTCAACTGAGTCACCTTTACTTATTTTAAGAGATATAACATTTTTTAATACAGCTTTATCTCCATCAATCCAAACAATAATACATTTTCTTTCGAGTATTCTACAGTTACTTTAATTCTATCAAATTTCTTAGTTTTAAATTCACCTTGAAATTCCTTAAAGGGGTATTTTTCTTTATTCATAAGAAAATTTACTGTACCTGCGGCACGACCATAAAATGGTTTATTAAGATAACTATAATCGTATACAGCTCTTAGAAGAGTTCCATCTCC